CTCACGGGCTCACTTGGATCGTAAGATCCAGTTCTGACTGAGAAGAGGAGTTGTCAAATGCCTACACCTGGTAATCCAAAAATTGTCTTTACAGGCAATACGTTTTACCAGGCATGGAGGGCTTACGTTAATCGCCTAGTTCCGCCTGCGGACCGAGTCAGCTTTAGAAAAGTTGTCCCGGACTTCGGTAGTTACACGGCGATAAACAGCACCTTCCCTGCGAGAGTTAGAGTCGCCGAGTATGACACTCGGTTCCTTCAGCTCAAGAAGCATGTTCAAGGAACGGGAACTTCACCGTCCGAGAACTGGACCACTTTCCGCACTACTGACAATATCGTCTATGACGTAAATGTCGGGAAATACGGAAAGAGGTGGATAGGTGGACCTTTCTTCGCCGAAAAGGCGAGAAAGTTCTTTAAGCCTTCGACCAGAATGGACCACAAGATGGATCCCTACCATATTCCAATATGGTTGGGAGGTCCTGGGAAATTCTGGTACAGTGACAACGCGATCTGCGATGTTGACCCTTATGCAGGTGATATCGCTCATGGCTCGCGAGTAACAACGGATCCAAGAGATCTGTTTAACTCGTTCGTCGTGGCGAACAACTTGGTACAGGGTGCGAGATTAGACTCGGACCCTGGACGACCCATGTACAGCTTTGGCCAAGCCATAGCTGAACTAAGGGACCTGCCTCGGCTTCTGAAATTAGCCGGAGATACTTTTCTCCAAAAAGGTGGCTCATCCTTTCTCTCATATGAGTTTGGATGGAAACCTTTAATTTCAGATGTTCGTAAGCTCTTTGATTTCTCGAGCTCTATCCGGAAACGGTTAGAGTTCCTCAAGAAGACAGAGGGCCAGCCGATTAAGCGTCAACGTCTCCTTTTCGACCTAAGAGGCACACCTGGGACAACCAGGACCCAATCCGTCGGCAACGCCGGCTACGGACAAGTCAGCATTAAAGCTGGCACGTACGCAGTCAGCGATGACTGGTGGATGAGGGCATGGTATAAATCGACTATTAAGTTCGATATTCCCGATGATATCCCTGAATGGCGTTGGGAGCGTGAAGCTACCAATATCCTGAGGGGGACCCACGTTGATGGATCGCTACTCTGGCAAATTACGCCATGGTCGTGGCTCATTGACTGGTTCTCCCGAGTTGGGGAGATCGTTGAACGCGAGTTTGGCACTAGTGCAGTCTCGACCCAGTTCCTTTCGGAATGGATCATGATAAACGCTAGATGCAACTCTCGCTTGGAAGTACCGTGCGTCTGGAAGGTCAATTCTGGCAGTCCTTATGTTCCAGCTGGTTATTCCAGCTGCACCTCATATCGTGAGGTTAAGGCTCGCCAGGTACCTACCACAACGTCAGTACCCCTTCTACGACTCGAGCATATTCTCTCGATTCGCCAAAGTGCCGTCCTCTTCGCCCTATTTACCGCCCGATCGAGGTGGGACAGTATGGGAAAGAGGTAATATTAAAAGGAGACTAACAAAGTGAGTTCGAAATCTTCGGGTACCGTAACGGTAACCTATAATGCTGTCTCCACGCCACTATCAAAAGTGTTCGTGGAAGGTGGGTTCATTCGTCGTCTTTCAGACGATGGACTCATCGAAATGACGCACCGTCATGCTTTAACGAAGGCCGGCCGTGTAAGGTCGACCATCTCGTTGAAGTCAACGGACGTCACTGCAGATCCCGATGTGTCGTGCACATTCTCGTGTACGATTGATCGGCCCAACGACAACACCACAGTTGCGAAACTAGTGGCGAAGGCGTTGGTTGCCCTCCTTAACGCAACAACGTTTGAGGAGGTTGATCTGCTTGTTCAACAGCAGAATTTCGGTTAACCCTACGGTAACCTACCGTTTATAGAACGGCAGGCCCCAGAGGATTCGTACTCGCGTACTGTAACAACCTTTCTTCTAAAGGAGTTACTTAAAATGAGTACGTCTACTTTGTTACTTCTCGCCGAGTCTTTAAACAAAGACTTAGCGGATCGTGCCTACGACTCAGTGCAGAACCGACGTCGGTTCAGGGTTGAAGTGTCGAAAGACATCCAAACCTTACGACGTCGTTTTCTAGGGGAAGGCGATGCTTTATTTACCATCGCACTCCCTCGACTGGGCAAGCATTTTCTTGTTTGCCTAGAAGAGGGATCCTTCTCCCCACTTCCTGGATGGAAGTTCAGGAAGGGGACCAAACTCCCGTGCTTCATGCATGGGTGGTTTGAAAGGATCTTCTGCCCTGAGACGGGGTCCATGCTTGAGCATGTTCAGCCCGACGCTGTATACTGCGTGAGACAACTATTGTCTTTTGCAGGTAAAGCGAAGGAGCTCCCGAGCGAGAAGGCCTGCCGTAAGGCGGTCCTTTCGTTTCAGGAGACTGAAGATGCTATTCCGCAAACTTTGTGGTCTAAGAGTATATCCATATTTGGTTATAGCTCTGAGGCTCATGATGATCTGCATTTACATGTCGATCATCATTGGCGCGACCATGATATTTACGGCCAATATTTTCTCGCAAGTGCGAGAACTATTGGGTTCGAAGTGCTACGGGGTTATTCCCCTGAGCTTCTCCGACCAAAGCATGGGCCTGGAGCCGTTGCTGAACGACTACGACTTGATGGTAAGTGGCTTTCTGTCACTGATCATCGTAGTCGTATTCTGTCTTCTGTCTTTTGCACTGATTGGACCGAACGTCCATTCTTTGCTGAAGGAGAAGACTATGGCAACGGTATTCGCTTGGCTGAAGCGAATCCTGCCTCTCGTCTTATTCTTGTACCGAAAACTGCGGTCACCCCGCGGCTAATCGCCGCGGAACCAACAGTCAACCAGTTTTGGCAGCAAGCGCTGCTTGGCTGGATGGCTGACAGATTCGGATCGACCTGGCTTAAATCCTGCATTGACATGCGGGACCAAACCAGATCTCAGGAACTGGCGAGAGAAGGGTCCACGAACGGAAGTCTCTGTACGATAGATTTGTCAGAGGCTTCCGACACGGTGACTCTGGATCATGTGGGTGCTTTATTCCCACCTGGTCCGTTCTTGCAAGCTGTAATGGCTTGCAGGACTCAGCGTATAGAGCTTCCTGACGGTGGTAAACACTGTCTTAAGAAGTTCGCTACGATGGGGTCCGCCGTGTGCTTCCCCATCGAGTCTCTAGTATTCCTGGCAGCTTGCGCTGCCGGGGTGCTGGTCTCAAGAAACTTGAAACCTACAACTAGAAACATCGTTGGGGCTGCCCAAGCCTGCACTGTTTACGGGGACGATCTTATTGTCCCCAACGACTGTGCAATAGGCGTGATCGCAGGCCTGACATCATTAGGATTTAAACCCAATGTCACCAAGACTTTCTACAGAAGTAAATTCCGCGAAAGTTGCGGCGGGGACTTCTTTAAAGGCGAACCAGTCAAACCGGTTTACCTCAGGGAAATCCCGTCAGGTAGAGTCGGCACACACAATACCGTCCTCATGTCGCTCTGTGCTTTCGCACGGCAGCTTCATGATCAAGGCTGTAAGAGGACCAGGACGCGGGCGTTTAAGTACATTAGTCATGTACTCAACGTTCCGCGACTCCCGTACTCGAGCAGTCTTGACGGCTTTGTGTCTCACAACGTACGTGAATGGGACAACGGATGGGAGTTGCGATATAACTCGCGCCTCCATCGATGGGAGTTTGTGGCATATGCTACAAAACCATCGTTATCCAAGCTTCCATTGCACGGAACAGCTCGCCTGCTATATTCTCTTGACGCTCTCGAACGGAGGCGTCGAGGGAGTACTGGGCACGATGGAGGCATTGGAAACAATGCCCTCATGTATGCTCAGCTCGGACCATCGAGTGGAGAAAGATATCCACTCGCCGATCCGGAGCTGGACAACGGAGGATGGAGACGCTCGGATTATATCCGAACGCTAAATTCTCCGATGTCGCCAATAGGCGAGATTACAACACTCAAGGGTGTAAGACTTGTTAGGAAATGGATCCCTAACCCGTACTTGCCTCCTTGTGGAGACAGTGCTGAGTAGCACTATCGCCCCGTGAGGGGAAGAAGGGTCGGTTGGCTTAGAAAACCAACTGGGTTGCAGGGCCCGTAGAGGGCCCTGCAGGCGCAACAC